CGTATTGTCTACGAGCAAAGCCTAGCTTTAGGAATACAGAACGAACCTTCTCGTCGAAGGTTCTTATCTCATCACGGACCTCATCAGCAATGATGAGGTCTTTGAGATCATCTGTGAGGTATCCATAGTCAGCATATAGCTGACGATGGACAGACTCACTTAGTCCCGTTAGTGACGAGAGAACAGATTGTTCAAACGACAATTCCATACCGGCCTTAACCATCTTCTCTAGGTTTGAACCTGGATAAGACCAATTAAGACCGTATGGATGAATGAAGTCAGGAATGTGTGCAAATACATTCAAGACAGCATTCTGACGTTTGGACAAAAGACTCTGTACCCGTGGTCCTACCAACCTAGCAATGTCAATGAAGTTATCGTCAGAAAGTCCTCGCCATTTCAACTGTGGAATGACAAGGTCTGACAATATTAACTTTCCAGCAAACTCAGCAAGTTTGTTGGAACTAATTGACTTATCAGGGGAGTAGGGGCATCCAAGGAGACGAAGAGTATTGATATACAGCTGATACAACTTATCAGTCAATATAACAACATCATCGCCTACGACATAGAAGTCATGATTCCACTCACAGCCATTAAGGCCATAGAGTAGAAGACCATGACTCAGAGTGAACAAGAAGAAGCTTGGACCAAACCCTAAGGGTTGGCCTTGCGTCCAATTGATCAAACCGATCTCCGACTTAAAGGAACTCAGGGATACGTCCTTGAATAACTTTATGTACGGGCTGGTATGTCCGTAAATCGTTTGCAAAACGATTTCCTGTAATTCCAATGGGAAGTAATCCGTAGCGTTCGAAAGATCCACAGAGTGGACCCTAGTTCCGTTCCGTATTGCTTCTTGCACTGGCTTGAATGCTCGATCTTGACTATGTGTACAATCCCACGGGAGTTCGGATACAATCTTCTTAAGGTCTTGTTTAAGCGGCTCAGAAGCCACTTGAAAAAGACGATAAGGTGAAGCAATGCTTCGTAGTTTGTACCCTGGTTCCTGAAGGAAATGCACTTCTCCTCCAATCATCGGTCCGTTGTCAATACAATCCTCATGAATTTCGTCGACAAGTCGACGAACGTCAAGGCCTTTGAATACCCATTGGTAAATAGGTGTCCAAAGACTCTGGATGTGTTCCCAAGTAGACTGATTTTTGGTGAGATACAACTCATACAAGAGTTGTTCACTCTGAACCTTACTACCATATAAAGTTGGTGCTCGCTTTGAGCTACTTCCTCTATAGAGAAGTAAGGGTGATGGCATAGTTCTTACTGTTCTTGACTGAATAGCCTGAATGGTAGATCTTCTGATAAGATCTTTCATTCCCTCGGTTACCGACCGAGGTGTAGCCCTGACTGCCTCGAGGAATTTCTTCCTCTGACTTTTTGTAACCTTACAAGAAGTCCAATGTGTATAGGCCATAAGTGCG